TCTTGGTGACACCATAACTGGAACTGGTTCTTGACGAGGACTTGACAGACACAGCAATCGGTACAGACCGTCTGTTCGAAATTGCAGTAATAAATCGTTTCAGCCTTCGTGCCGCCCGATATCACGAGCTTCGAATGGATGTCAAAAGCCCATCCGAAATCCCCGCCGCCGTTGTCGTATTGACGGACGTTGTCGTGATATACCGTCCATTCTTGGTCGGATTCGGAGTTCGATGTCTTGAAGGACGAAAGCCGATTGACCGAGACCGTAATTTCGGGCTGTTCAAACCATTGTTGAAGAAAGACCGTCGCCCCCGTCTGGGCGCACCCGGAAGCCACGCGCTTCACATAGGGGACTGTTCCATAGGGATGATGGAATTTCAAAGCCCCGGAATCGAGATAGGAATAGAAATCGGAATTTTGTGGGTCAATGAGGCATAGTTCGCCCCGGACGAGCTTCGTCCTGACGACGCCATTATTGTCATAGGCGAAGATTCCCGCCTGATTCATTTCGACCCGATGGTCAAAATCAGATGTCCGAATGGTCGCCCCGATAACAAGCCCGGACTCGATTGTCCCTAAATGGGCCGAGATAGCTGAGAGACTTGCGACATCAATCTGGTCGGCGAGGATTGCCTTCGCGCTTATATGCCCGGTCTCGATAGCCCCCGCGAGGATTTTAGCCGCTGTTACGGCCCCCGCCTGAATATGTTCTGTCCCGATAGCATCCGGGTTAATGTCCCCGGAGGAAAGCATCATCCGGTCGACATTGATTGAGTTCGACCATGCCCCCGGCCCCAAAGAGTCGACGGGTCGAATGCGGTAATAAGTCGTCTCAAAGGGGAGAATCTGGGTCACGCTCGTCCCCACGACCTCCCCGGTCATGCGTTCATTACCCTGTTCGATACCGACCCAGTTATCATTATCGTTCTGCCAGACCTCATAATGGGTGACATCGGCGTCCACAACATTTCCCCAGAATAGGAACACCTTTTCAAAGAGAAGGGTGTGCGCGAGGAAGGGGGCGGTCGGCGCGAGGTTTATCGGATTGACGGAAGCCGGGTTCGTCGAATATTGAAGACTGGTATTGAATGCCTTAATGTAATAAGTGATACCCTGCCGCGCTTGGGGGTTTTCGAGGATATACCGCTCGGCGTTCCCCCGCCAGATAAGCTCCGGGTCGTCTTGGCCCCAGTCAGCGTCCTCGGTTCGGATTTCATAACCCATGTGGTCGGGGTCTTCGTTCTTGTCCCAGTAAAATTCGATGACACTTCTGAAATCATAATAGAACCCTGTGACATCCGAGGCGGGCCGAGTCCATCCGAGAATCGTGACCGTATCCTGCGGAGAATTCGCGGGCATATTTGTTTCACCCGTGTCGGCCTCCGAGACAACGGCTATTGTGTAGGATTTTCCGATAGCGAGAGGGTCGGTAATGGTGAATTCTTCTGTCTCCGTGGCCCCGGCATAAGTCCAGTTTTTCCCGCCGTTGTCGGAATAATAAATATGAAACATCACCGCCTTCTTAATCCATCTCAAAGAATTAGGCGGTCGTCTGAATGATACTAAAACCGTATCCCGGATTGTCCCGTCATTCTCCCTGCTCACCTGCTCATCACAGTTCAAGGAGTAGACGTTCGGGATTTCGAGCGAGATATAACTAAAATCATCTTCGGGCATTTGAATCGACGAGTCGTCATATACGGAGGCCGTATACTGAACCGCTGAAATATGACAGAACCCCTCGTTCGTCCTTGTGATACCCATGACCCGATATTCCATGCCAAGGTTCGCGGCCTCCCCAACGACCCAAAGGTCATATTGTTGAGGCGTGAAACTCAGCGCACTATCGAGGTCGACATAGTTATAACTGCCCGAAAGATTCGTCACAGTTCGTTCTTCAATCGTGTCATCCTGATTGTTTCGAACCGAGACTTTATAGGTGGTGGCAGGTTCAAGTGTTATGGTCTTGTCAAGATAGACTCGCGTCGTACTCGACCCTGTACCAATCCTACCACCATAACTCCATTGAGGAACGTCGTGCTGAAATAAAATCACGTCCCCCGGCTGACAAAGAAGCGCGTCCGTGTAGGCTTTGAATGATATCGAGCGCGTATTCGACTTGAGCTTATTGACGAGGATTCTCCCCTCCCGGATTAGCTGACTCGGTCTCGTTGCCCCGAAGAACTGGATTCGTTCCTGACGGATGGGATTCCCCGCCGCGATTGAATCTTCATCGGCGACTTCTATGGCGTCTCGCGCATAGTCTTTATCCTTATTTGTGTATTCGAGGATGAGGATGTTCGGGACTTCCTTCGCCGAGTGATATCTCATCGAAAAAGAATCTTTGACGATATTCCCCATGTTGAAAATCTGGGTATAATCGACGGCGTTCTCAATGACGAGCCTGACCTTCCCGTTCGAATAAGAAATAAGCCCCCGGAATGTTGCCGCAATATTATTGACGATATCGGGCGCGAAGTTCGAACGGTCGAGGACGATGTCGAGCCGGGTTCGTTTCTCCTTCTTTCCGTAGACGTTCTCGACTCCTTCATCACAGTATTTCGCCGCCGCTAGGAAGGAGGCATCGTCAATATCCGAGGTCAAAATAAATTGACCCAGTCCATACCGGGAATTCGTGAGGAGGTCTCTCAGACACCATGCCGGGTTCGCCGAGAAAGCCTCGATATAGCTCGTTCCGTCCCAAGTACAAGCCGCATCAGCCGCAAGAGTTCGGAACTGCTGAGTCACCGTGTCCCAGTAATAATCCTCCCAGTCTATCGGGTCTCCCCCGTAGCGCACGTCTGGAATTCTGACCTTGCGGCCCTCAACCTCTGCCGTAATGTTTGGCGTCGATTCTGAGAGCTTCTGGGTAGCGACAAGCCTGACCCCAAGGAGGGCCACGAAAGGGTATTGAAGCTCAAGGTTCACAACCTCGTCGATGCTCTTAATCTTGAGCGACCCGAATCTCGAACTCGCGTCCGGGTCTTCCGAAAGTTTCGTGATACGAATGTCGTATTTGTTAGGAGTGAGATATTCGGATTTGATAAATCTCCGAATCGAGGTCTCGGAAATCTTATTGATTTCGTGGATACCCCCGAACTGCCAGTCGCTCGTCCCGTTGACCTTGTACTCGACCTTGACGGCATAATACCATGAGACCTTATTATTATTTTCGTCAAGCTGATAGAGGCTATCGCTTTCAAGCTCGATGATAAAGGCCATCGTATCCGAGAGGTCGGTCGTGTGAACGTATTCTTCATTTTGCTGAAGCGTCACGTCAAGATTGTGGAGGGAATGGATATCGCCGAACTCCTGAATCACCGTCTGGTCTTCGAGACCATGCTTGAAGGTAATCTCGGCATTCTCCCCGTAGGGGTCGTCAACCGAAGTCCCGTAGAAGTCCTCGATGGGCGCACCGTTTAATTTGACGTTCGAAACGGAATTCACCGGGCCTTCACAGAGGGCAATCAGCATATTGAGGGTATCATTCTCCCCGCTCTCGACGTAGGCATTGATGATATTCCCGGCGACCTTATGGCGTCCGTAGACGATAGGGATAGGCGTCCCGATGTCGGAAGTAAGCTCTGGCCCCTTCCATTGATACGTCTTCGAATCATTAAAATTCGCATCCCCTCCCTCGACGAGAGAGGGGTTATCCGCATCCGGGATGACCGCCTTCGTCGATGTCAGAGAAGCGAAAAAAGTATCGAGACTCATACTAACTGCACTCCCACGTTTTCGGTTATCGCCATCTCATCATATCCCGAAGGACTCCGATAAGAGAATGTCCTGACTTGGAGACCTGACCAAAACTGGCCCCCGGAAATTATCCCCTCCAAGGCCCCGCCCCAAGCCGTAAATTTTGCCGCTTTATCCGCGACTATCTTGATGTCATATTTCCCCGCCGAGAGGAGGCCAGTCGCAAAGCCGACGGATTTGTAGACGGTCGAGGCATCTGTCCCGGCCCGGTCACATTCAACCCTTCCGAGGAGGTTCCACGTCGATTCTCCATTCTCCCGGAGATAGATTTTATACGACCCCTTTTCAAGAGCCTTGATATTTTCGTCGCCCGCGTTCGGTTTCCATCCGTACCCGGTAAGGGTGAAACGGATATCTATGGCCTCATCCTCCTCGGTGGTGAAAGAGTTCTCCCATCCCGACTCTGTATGAGCCGTCGGCGAAATCGCATCAATCCATTTTCTGATTCGCTTATACATTGATTTTGTATACGTTCCTTTGCGGGATTGCCGGGAAAGCCCCGAATCGGTGAATGTTCCCCAATTCCTTACACCGCTGAATCGTCTTGTTGCATGACGTTTCGCCCCCGGAGTAAGCGCAACCTGCGCCTTTGAAAATATGATTGCAATAGGTTCGATAAAATTTCCTACGAGGAAGCTGAACGTCGAAGACATCGAATCGGCTCGAAAGAACGAGAGACGCCTTCTGGGAATCGACCGCCGCATCCGCGACGTAGAAGGTACTCAGGTCAACAACGGAGGGGGTCAAGACCTCGTCATAGAATATCTGCCTGATTTCGACTTTGGCTTCCCGGAGACCGTTATAATTTTCGAGATAATACTGGATGCCCCGGTCGACATTGGCGATATAGAGATTCACCTTAAAGGCAGAGCCGTCGAGCCGTTCAGAGATGTCACGATGGTAAATCGGGAATTTCGTGTAGGTCACACCGTCAAAAGTGATATCGGTAGGGAAGTCTGCGTAATGGAGCCAGTTATTCCCGACGGCGTCATACTGAATCGAATAGAGGAAGACTGGCTTCGTGACCGCCTGATTCTTCCGTTGCTTGAAAGCATCGGTAGCGGCCTTCATCAGAACACCTCTATCAGCTTACACTTCCCAAAGTAAGTCCCGTAGAATCTCCGCTCTATTTCGAAGGAATTTTCAAGGAATCGCACCGTGTAAGTCTGGCTGTCGAGAGGACAGGTGAATGAGAATGAAGTCGAGGGGCCGACCTTGGTCACAAAGAAATCGTGGACTGCTTTGATTTCGGCTAGAGTATTGACATTAAAACGAATCTCAAAAACTTTTTTAGTCTTGCCGCCCCATATATCCCGGCGTTGTTCGACCCCATTCTCGAACTCAATGACTGCGACGTTCGAGACTGTTTCCCTTCGATACGGAAGCCCTCTGGGATAATCGTTGAATGCCATTATCTACCTCTCATTAAACTTAAAAGCGATTTTTTAACCGTCCCGCCCCTTGCCACATCAGAGCCGATAACATTGATAACCGCGTTCGGGTCTTGCATGATGAGGTCGTTTATAAACCCGGAATCGACCTGATTGATAATTGTAATGTTAAACCCTCCTCCCTCAGCCATCCCGCGAGGAGTGACCCTCTCCCCCTCGTGGAGGATATACGGCCCGGTTCTGGGGACGAATGCCGTCCCTCCCTGATATTTGCGGTAGCCCATCCCGGCAGAGGTAAAGATTTGCCCCTCCGATTCTTGCCACCGACCAGTCGCCGCTTCTTCTTGCCTTGCCGCAACCGTAGAGGTCGGGGCGGCTCTTTGAGTCCCGATAAGGGTAGTCCCTCCTCCGGTTCTCCCTCCATATTGATAAGCCTCGAATGAGGATATTTCTTTTTGGGCCTCAATGACTTTGAGGAGACTCTGGACGAGTTCATCCGTCGTCTGCTTTTTCATCTTCAGGGATTCTGTGTTCGTTTGGAGGATTTCATTGATATCCTCCAAGGCTTTGAACTCGCCCTCCTCCGCTTGAATTGTTTCCCCAATAGCCTTTAATTTCTGGGTCGTAAGCTCACCATGACGGCGTCCGAGGAGGTCATATTGATTGAGGGCCTTCGCGGTATATTCGGTTTCCTTTTCAATTCTGTGAGCGGCTTCTTTATCAATACGGTCAATTTCGTTAAGATATTCCTGCTCAGAAATTTCACCCGATTCCTTTTTCGCTTCGGCGGCGTCCCTTTCTTCTTGAGCCTGTTCTTTTATGCTCTTAATATTTTCATCGTGTGCGATTCTGAGTTCCTGCTTCGATATGTCAATCGCCCGGAGCTTCTCCTCAAGCTCGAATCGGAGGCGTAAAATTTGTTTATCATGTCCTTCAGCCCGTTCAAGTTCGAGAGCCTGTTCCACGTCCCGAATCTCGTCGACGACATCCCGGAACTCTCTCGCGCTGTCGATACCGAATTCAACGTCAATAATGTTAGGCTTCCCGACCATTTGCTCAAGAACTTCACGGGTTTCATCAAGAGCATTTTTTTGTTGCATCTGCTTTAGGGCCGCATACTCCGTCGCTTTGGAGACTTCTCCGAGAGCATCTGCGGCGTCCTCCGTAGAATTGACAAACTCATCATATTCAATCCCGACTGAGGCGAGGGTATCAGCGAGTTTTCTTTGAGCCTCGAATTCTTTATTAGCCTCGACGGAGGCGGCCCTTATTGCCGTGACATGGTCTTTCTTCTTTCCGGTTAAAATTTCGAGGGTATTCGTTTCATCAAGAAGCTGTTTCGATAAATTCTGAAGCTGTTGAATCTCGTCATCGGTGAGTCTTTTCCCTTCAGCTTTTTTATCGAGGAGTTTTTGACGTTGTTCATCAAGCTCTTTCATCTTCTCGATTTGCTCGGTGACTTTTTCATTGACTTCGCCTGTCGCCTTGGCCTCCTCGTATGTCCGTTCGAGGATTTGGGAAAGCCTGTCCTGAGCTTTCGTCTGCATCTCCTCCTGAGATTCGGCAAGACGCTTTTCGGCTTGGCGCATTTCAATATACTTCCCGATGACGACTCCGAGGATAACTGCTAAGGCTCCGAGGGCGGCAATAAGAGCCACAGGCCCCATGATAGCCGCGACGAGTGTTGTGATTGAAAGGGTAGCCCCTCCGACCGCTCCGGTGAAACCTCCGAAGATGATAACGAGACTCCCGATAGTGCTGATAAGAGTCCCTAGCGGAGCAAGGAGCGCGCCGACAATCGTAAGTAATGCACCGAGCCCTAAGATTATAGGGCCGAGGGTCATAGCCCATTTTCCAATCTGAGCAATAAGTTCTTTGTTCTCCATAATCCATGCTTTAATAGGCGCATGGAGGTCTATCAGATTTTGGAGAAAATCTTTCATAATTGGAAGAAGGACGTTCCCGACTTCAATGGCGAGGTCGGTGACTTTGGACATAAAAATCGTCCATGTATTTTTAAGCGTCTCTAACTGTTTCTGGGCGATTTCTGCGGCACGACCCTGTCCTTCCTGAGCCTTAATATTCGCTTCAGTCATTTTCCCAATGGTCTCATAATATCGTTGACCATTATCATCCAGAGCGCGAAGGGCGTTGACCATAGGCCCGGCTCTTTGTCCAAAGATGTTCATTACATCAATGTTCGACATCCCCGCCTCGTCGAGCTTTTTTAATGTCCCGGCAAGCCCGTCAGATTCGAGATTGATGTCTGAAAATTTTAGGCCAACTTTATCGAGGACTTCAACGAGTTTCGTGGATGGAGTCATTAGTTCGGCAAAAGTTCTTCGGAGCGCGGTTCCTGCCATTGATGCGGGGAAACCAAGGTCATAAATTCGACCGAGTGAGGCCGCTGTTTCTTCAAGGCTGATTCCTGCGGTTCTGGCAATCGGGCCAACATAGGCCATTGATTCCCGGAACTTTTCAATCGTCGCCGCTGAAGACCCAATAGTATTGACAAAGGTATCAGCGATTCGCTTCGTATCTGTTGTCGCCAAGCCAAAGGCCCGCATCGTGGATGTCAAGACTTCGGTAGAAGTTTTAAGGTCTGCCTGAGTCGAAGACGCAAGATTCAAAAACGGAACCATTTCCTCGAAAGACATAGAGGCCGGGTCAAGCCCTTTCGAGGCAAGGTCATACATGGCGTCTGCGGCCTGTGTAGCCGAGAACACGGTTTTCTCTCCGAGTTCGCGGGCAAGAACTGACATCTTTTCTTTAGCTATATCAAATTCATCTCCGAGCTTACCCGTAACTGTCGTCGCATTTACTATCGCGGACTCAAAGTCTGCCGAAGCCTTTGTCATAAGCGCGGTCGCTCCCGTCATAGCCGCACCGACAAAAAGCATCTCAGTCCCAAGCTGACGAACATTCGTCCCGACACCGTGGAG